CACATCATCCCCAGGCGTGCGAGCGGACTCACTGCCTACTTCGTGGCGGAGAATGCCGAGATCACGGCGAGCGATAAGGGATGGGACGCGGTGCAGTTGGTGGCCCGGAAGTTGGCGGTTCTGTGCCGCTACTCCAGCGAGTTGAACGAAGACTCGATCCTGTCAATCGCGGACGATCTGGCGAGTGAAATTGCCTACTCGTTCGCCGACAAAGAGGACGAGTGCGCGTTCAACGGGGACGGCACTTCGACCTATGGCGGCATCGTCGGGTTGAAGGCTGGCACGGCGGCGGGATCGAAGGTCACTGCCGCGACTGGCAACACGGCATTCAGTACGCTGGACCTCGAGGATTTCGAGGGCATGGTTGGCAAGCTGCCGCAGTTCGCGGTGGCCGGAGCCCGCTGGTACGTCTCGCGGGTCGGCTGGGCGAACTCAATGCTGCGGCTGGCTGAAGCGGCTGGTGGCAACACGGTGGCCCAGGTGGCTGGCGGCGCTCCACTGCAATTCCTCGGGTTCCCCGTGGAAATCGTGCAGGTTATGAACTCCACGACCACGGCACAGACTTCGACCGATGGACTCGTCTACCTCGGCAACCTGCAACTCGCGGCCACGATGGGCACCCGTCGCGGAATCTCGATTCAGGTGGACGGAAGCCGGTATTTCGAATTCGATCAGTTGGCGATTCGGGGAACCGAGCGGTTCGACGTCAATTACCATGAACGCGGTACGGCGTCTGTCGCTGGCCCGGTGATCATGCTTTCCACCCCCGGCAGCTAAGGAGCACGATCCATGAACCAATCGCAATTCAACAAGTTTGTGTCGATCACTCCCCCGGCTGCGATCGTTGACAACGCGAGCTACACGACCGCCAGCATTGACACCGCTGGATTCGAGTACCTCGAAGTCTTCGTGTTTCTGGGTGCCACTGATATTGCCATGACCGCCCTGAAGCTACAGGAGTCGGACACTGACGGCAGCTATGCCGACGTGACCGGCCTGATCTACGGCACCTCGGCGGGCATCGCGGGGACAACGGCGGCGCTTCCGATCGCGACCGACGACAACAAGTGCTTCAAGTTTGAAGTCGATCTGCGGGGACGCAAGCGCTACTTCGATCTTGTGGCCACTGCTGGCGACGGCGCGGCGGGTACGTTTCTGACGGCGTTCGCGCTCTTGTCGCGTGCGTCGGACCATCCGGTCTCGGCCAGTGAACGCGGATTTGGCAACATTGTCCGGGTGCCGTAATGAGGATTGAACTCCTGCAAAGATGGCAGGGATACAAGGCGGGAATCGTGATCACTCCACCTGACGGCGTGGCCAACACACTGATCAGGCGGAAGATTGCGAGACCCGCAAATGACGGCATGGAAACCGCAGTGGCACCGGCTGCTGCGGAGCGTGCTGTTCGCTTCTCTCGCAGGGGACGCTGACAATGTGGGACAGGGCCCGGCCGTTGGAGTCGATGCACCGCGTGAGGCACACATCGCGCGTATCTGTTGGCCCAACGGTCGAGCCTGTCAGCGTGGATGAGTTCAAACTGCATTCGCGAATTGACCACAACCACGAAGACGCGAAGATTCAAGGCTACCTGACAGCGGCCCGGGCACTGCTGGAGAAAGACACGCGACGAGACCTCTGCACTAAGACGCGGGTGCTGTATCTCGACTACCTCCCGTCGTGGATCGTTCTCGACGTGGCCCCAGTTCAATCTATCGTTTCGATCACCTATTACGACTCTCTGAACGTACAACAGACTCTCGCGGGTGCAACCTACGAGAGCGACATCTACGCCGAGCCCGCATTGATCCGGCCTGCATTCGGGCAGACCTGGCCGACGACATACGACCGACTGTCGGCCGTCGCGGTCACGTACACCAGCGGGTACGGTGCAGCGTCTGCGGTGCCAGAGGATGCCAAGCAGGCTATCCGGCTACTGGCTGCCCACTGGCTGGAGAATGCGGAGGCGTCGATCACTGGCACAATCTCAAAGGAGATCGAGTTCTCGTACTCGGCCCTCTGTGATCGTCTGCGGTGGGGGAACTACGCATGAAGGGCGGGAGCCTCTCCAATCGCGTGACCATCGAAAGGCTGTCTGCAACCATCAACGCGGCTGGGCAGATCGATGAGACCTCGGCCAGCAACTGGGTGATTTACGCCGAACGGTGGTGCCACGTGGCGACACGCGGTAGCCGTGAGTTCTTCCGGGGCGTCGAGGTGGCGGCAGACATCTCCCACCAGATCACGATGCGCGCCGACCCCGTCACGAAGTCGATCACGGTGAAACACAGGCTCGTTCTGGACTCTCGCATCCTTTCGATTTCCGGCCCTCCAATCAACGTGGACGAGGAGCAGGAGATGGTGCGGTTCGCGTGCGTGGAGGTGGCCACTGATGGCTAGGCCAGCACGGGCAGAGATGGCGCGGATGCGGCTGGAGAAATCTGCCCGCCTATCGGCCCAGATGAAGGCGGAAGTGATCAAACTGAGCGGCGACAAGCTGCTTCAGTTGACACTCGCCAACCTGGCAGACAAAAAGGTGAAGGCGGCGGTGCGATCCGGTCTGTCAGCGTGTGTGGGTGAGTTTGCGCGAGGCATCCGCCAGCAGATTCCGGCCCCGCTGAAGAATTTGAAAAAACTGGTGGGCAGTGGCGTCGCCAAGCAATCGGCCAAACGACAGGGGGCGAAGGCAGGGTTTTCTGTCGCCCGCACAAGCAAGCTGGGGGCAACCCGCAGCGGGAACAATGTGACGAAGGCGGGCAAGCCAAAGGGCGTTGGAATCGCTGCACGAAATGTCCATTGGGCAGCACTGGGCACCAAGCGGCGAACCGTCAAGCAGACGCGAATGTACGTTGGTCGCAAGTTACAAGACGTGACCAATTGGAACACGGGCCAGATGCCTCCCATTGTGGTCGACGTTGTCCGCGAGGGCGTGCAGGCGAAGACACAGGCCGGGATTGCCAAGATGGAAAAACGCGTCTGGCAGCGGCTGACGAAGGACATCGCCAAGCGGAAGGGCAAGTGATGGCCATCGAGATCGGACTTCGTACCCTGCTTCTCGCACAGTCGTCTATCACGACGCTGGCCCCAGCCCAGACTGTCGGCGGTCTGTCGATCGATGCGGTGTTCTTGGATCATCCAGTCGAGGGCGTAAAGCCCCCCTACGTTCTGATCACGTTGACTTCCCACGACCCGTACAAGCGACTGGACGGGACTGGCGGAACGATGCGGCGGTCTGACATCGACATCGATTGTTACGCCAGCAATCGGCCCGCGGTCATCACTCTCGCGGCTGCGGTCGAGACGTTCCTTCGGGACTACAGCGGAGCGGCGGGCACGAGTGACACCATCAACGCGGTTCTGTTGGACAACGCACGTGATGACACGGTCTACCTCGGCGACGGTCGAGACCAGCGTCATTACGTGCGCTCACTGTCTTTCATCATTCAGCACACTTAGGAGGGCCACCCATGGCTATTGTGAAGTGCAAGGGGACCAAGCTTCAGCAGACAGTTTCCGCGAGTCTTGTCGACATCGCACAACTGCTGAGCATCGATCACAGCGGGAGCGGTTCGATAACTTTTGACTCAACGACCCTCGATGGTGGCACCTACAAGACGGCTGCCCCAGCAGGCTATAGCAACCCCGGCACGGTGGCTGCCGAACTGTTCTACGATCCGGCTTTGGTCGGGCATCAGGCGATCACCGATCTGATCGCGACTCCCGCGACCAATGCAATGAAGCTCATCTATGCCGACACGGCGGCGACGAATCAATCTTTCACGTCGGCGGGTGTTGACTTCGGCGTTACCGTCGCAATGGAAGACGGGCTCAAGGGGAGCGTGACTTACACTGTGACCGGCGATCCGGGGTGGTCCACCTGATGCAGGCCCGTATCATCCGTGATGACATCGAGGTAAGCCCGTCTGCCGTGCTGTCTGAGGACGAGCAGATCCAGACCGTGGAGCGCACGGTCTGGCGAAACGGTGCAAACCAGACCGCAACATTTTGGGAACTCGGGGCGATCCTCGAGCGGCCAGATTCTTACATGCTGGTCCGAATGGGCGTTGCCGAGCCTGCCGACGAAGAGTGCCGAATTGCGGCCAGCATGAACGCGGCACAGCGTGCGGAGGCCCAGCACGCGGCCCGTAGGCTGTCTGCTGGGATTCACCCCGAAGACTTCCATCTTTACGATGCCGAAGTCATCCTCGGCTACAACCCCGACGGCACATACAAGCCCGGCCCGAATTACGACCAACTGCCCGACAACACTGAGGACGAGGACGACGAGTGAGCCGAAAAGCATTGCTGAAACGACAGCCCAAGCCCATTGAGATCAACGGGGAAACCGTGATGGTGCGCCCCCTGACTCTCCGCGAGGCGGGCCAGTTCGACGCATTGGTGAAAGCCGAGAAGAACACAGATCTGATCAGGTTCATGGTGGCGTCTGTGGTGACCGACTCGGAGGGTCAGCCTCTTTTCTCGGTCGACGATCCCGAGATTGAAGACATCCCCACCGACGTGATCCAGCAACTCTCCGACGCTGTCGCCAAGATTTCCAACCCCGGTAAGCTGGACACCGCAGTAAAAAACTGACGGCCGATGATGATGTGTTGTGGGTGATGCGACTCGCGGCGCATGATCATCGGTTGGCAGACTGGGAGACCCTGTTGGACACCCTCACTCGGCGGGAGTTGACGATCCTGAAAGCCTTTGCCCAGATCGAGGGTTGGGGCAAGTTTGGCGACGATCACAGGGCGGCCGTCCAGACAACGATTCTCGGCAGTGCATGGGGTGCGAAGATGGAGTACAGTAAGGTAGCCGACGCATTCCGGCCGCAAGACAAACCGCAGCCGCGAGAGATGACCCCTGACGAAGTGGCAGCAGGAATGAGGAGGGTGCGACATGGCGGTGATCGGTAACCTTGTCGCGAATCTTGTCGCTGACACCTCGGGATTCTCGCGGCCAATGATCGCGGCTTCCGCTGTGGTCGGCAACGTGGCATCCTCGGTGGCGTCTGCGGCGGCCACAACCGCGGGGGGATTCGGCAAGCTGGCGACCGGCGCGGGCAAGGCGTCGGTCGATGTGTCGCGCAGCATGTCGAACATTATCAAATCCGTGGGGGCAGCGTCGGCATCGGTCGGCGTGGGCTTCGCCAAAGCCATTGCCGTGACTCGCGAGAG